ACTAAGCTCAGCGTCCGAGTCGAATAAACAAGGTTGGTTTACTGTTCGCTATTGTCCTCCATTTGCTGGCGCAACGGATACCAAAGGCGAATCACAGGCCAAAGACGCAACCAAGTATGCTCAAACAAATCAAAGCTATGGCGTATGGATGGTACCACCAGATAAAAATGTACAAGTTATTTGTAGCTTTATCAACGGAGAATTAAACCAAGGCATTTGGTGGGCATGCTTGCCGCACGATGGCCACACTCACGCATTACCAGCAGTAGCATCAGGAACAACGCACGATGGTGAAACAGCACCACTGGCTGAACGTAATCGCTTTAACACATCTGATCCAGACGTAGAACGCAGACCTAAGCATCCTCTTAATAACGTTATCAAGCGTCAAGGTTTAGAAAAAGACAAACGTCGTGGCCATATTAACGCTGGCCCATTTAGAAATAAAGAAAAACACACAGGATTAGCCTATGGCGTTTTGACGCCTGGACAGCACCAGTTTGTAATGGATGACGGCGAGGAATTTAAGAACGGTCAAATTAGATTGCGTACTGCATCAGGCAATACGTTTATCATGGACAACGACGAAGGCTTCATTTACTTTATCAACGCAACAGGCAATGCCTGGATGCAACTTGACAAGGAAGGCAACGTTGACGTTTATGCTGGCGGTTCTTTTAGTGTCAACGCTGAAGATAGTATTAACCTTCGTGCTGGCAATAACATTAACATAGATGCAGGCGCAAACTTAAATGCAGTTGCGGCAAAGAATTGGAACCTAGAAGCATGTGAAGTATTCAATGCCACTGGTACTACTGGGATGAAGTTAAGCACAAGCCAGAACATGAACATTCTTGCTGACAGCCAGTTTAAAATGACCGGCCAGCGTATTGACTTAAATGGTCCTCCTGCAGAACGTGCAACATTGCCTACGCCAAACAGTTTAGTAACAAACTCGTCAGTTGGTAAAAGTGTTGCAGGTCGTGTGCCCGAAGCTGAACCATATGGCGGCCACGTTAGTAAGGGAGGCGAGCAGCCTACAGTAGTACAAGGCTCTGCGCCCATTGACGATCCTGTTATTACACCGGCTCCAGAAAGCTATGAAGACAAACCGGCACCAGAAGATACAGATGCGATTGCCTGCGTACCTGAAGTAACACAAAGCAAACTAAGCGATGAAGGATTTAAGATTTTAAAAAGCCGTGAAGCATATTGTGGTATCATGTATAGTGACTATCAAGGTTATAGTATTGGATATGGTATCCGCTTAGATATTTTTGGTCCCGGCGGCGGCGGCAAGATTGACGAAAACTTAAAGAAGGCATTACTAGCTGGCCCAAGCGAACCAGAAGCACGTTTAGCCAGCCGTCAAATTATTGATCGTGAAAACACACCACGAATTATGCGAGCACTTGAAAAGGCAAAAAGCGGAGCAGGCAAGCCAATTTGTATTACACAGTCGCAAATTGATGCATTGATTATGGCTTCGTACAGCAGTCCAGCAAGTGCAGATAAAATGGCACAGGCGTTGGTTCAAGCTGCCGCAGCCACAGCAGATGGAAAGCCTACAAACGAAGATATTGCCAAAATTTGGGCTAACTCTCCCTATAATAACAGTAGCAAAGTTCGCAACAGTGATGCAAAATATGCAATGACTGGCAAGCCAAATTCTGATACACGAGTAATGGAACCAGAGCAATTGCAAGCAGAAGGTATTAAGCGAGATTTGTCACGTTTAAAGAACAACAAAGTTCAACTCCCTGACACAGCAGGTTGGCGCACCCCTTATGGTAATGGCGGACAAACTGGAACTAAAGTTGAAAATACTTACGGAAAACCAACTCCGCAACACTTGGCTCAATGGGAAAGAAGTTACTATCTAAACACTGGAAATGTGCCGTATGGTAGCAACTTAACTGTTGAACAACTACGTGACAAGTATGGTCCTCCGCATACTGGAGGTAATAATCCTCCAAGTGCTCCATCTGCTACTTAAAATAAAACCCTGCTTAATAAAACTTGGTAAATAGGTGTATGCCAAGTTACACTTCAAAATTCCGCGGGTACAGCTCAATCGGGACTAGTTTTTTAAATCCAGTCCTGTACGATCTTGCCCTTGCGAAACAAGACTTACTAAACCACTTTAATACTCGCAAAGGCGAGCGTATTATGATGCCAGAATTTGGCAGCATTGTATGGGATATGCTTTTCGAGCCATTAGACGATTACACTATCAATTTAATCGATGCTGATGTGCGTTCGATTATCAAATCAGATCCACGTTGGTTTTTGCAAAGTGTGGATATTAGCGAAGGGCCAAATGCGCTTAACATTGAAGTTAAAGTGACATATTTGCCATCAGATGAAACAGTAGTACTACCATTGGTATACGATAAAGGAACGAACACATTATGAGCCAGACACGACGCCTAGGACAGTTAAACGCCGCTGAAAGTTGGCTTAATAATTATCGTTATCTAGTAAACGCAGACTTCAAGGCATACGATTTTGAAAGTCTACGCACTGCTTTGCTAGATCACATTCAGCTGAACTATCCTGAAGATTTCAATGACTTTATTAACTCTAGCGAATATGTTGCGCTAGTTGACTTAATGGCATTTATGGGGCAGAACCTGTCCTTCCGTGCAGATTTAAATCTTCGTGAAACATTTTTAGAAACAGCAGAAGTTCGCGGCAATGTATTAAGCATTGCTCGCCAGCTTGGCTACAAGCCGTTTCGTAACGGTTCTGCTAACGGCTTCTTAAAGATAACATCGGTTACAACAACACAAGAAATATATGACAGCAAGGGCACAAACTTAGCCGGCAAAACTATTGTGTGGGCTGACCCTCTAAACTTAGACTTTAACGAACAATTTTCGTTGATCTTAAATCAAGCATTAAACAAGTCTAATCCTATTGGTCGTCCAGTTAGTTCTATTTCTTCTAACGGCACAACAAGACAAATTTATGAACTTGACCAGCCCGACACACGAACAATGGTCGAAGCATTTTCATTGACAGCACGAAACAACAACAGCTATCCCTGTGAGTTAGTGCCAGTAACAATTGACATAAACACAGAGCTTGCCAAAGAAAACACACCAAACCCATACGGCCGTCAAACTATATTGTTTAACAATGACGGTTCGGGTTATGGCTCTGGTAGCAACGGCTGGTTCTTTATGTTCAAGCAAGGAACATTAAAGTTTGAAGACTTTATCTTAGACACTCGTGTCGAAAATCGTGTTATTGATTTACAAGGTAGTAACATCAACGAAACTGACATCTGGGTGCAAAGTGTTAATTCGCAAGGACAGATTTTAGAACAATGGACTCCTGTTCCTAACACAAGCAATAAGAACATTGTATTCAATGCAGTAGCAAAGGACGTACGAAAAGTATATGAAGTTATTACTCGCGAAAACGATTCGGTATCTCTAAAATTTGGTGACGATATTTTTGCTGACATTCCAACAGGCAACATTCGTGTATGGTATCGTGAAAGCGCAAATGAAACATTGTCAATCTCTCCTAATGATGTAGCAGGTTTAGAAATGTCGTTGCGTTTTGTTGATGGTACATCAACCGAACAAGATTTAACAATTACATTAGAATTATCAAACCCGGTCTCAAGTACTGCTGGCGAAACACTAGAACAAATTAAAAATCGTGCAAGCCGTACCAGCGCAAGTCAAGACCGTATGATCACTGCCTCTGACTACAATATCTATCCAGAAGGTAAAGTAAGCGGCGTTGACAAAATTAAAGCTGTAAACAGAACACATGCTGGCCAAAGCGTGTACGCAGACTTGTCTGACCCAACTGGTACATATCGTCCTGTTATTACATTTGCTGATGACGGCTATATCTACGAAACTGAAGTAGTTACATCTACTACAAAAGATTCGCTATCGGGTCCACAAGAAGTTTTATCTTGGATTGAAAATGGCTTGTTGAACAGACATTTGCACCAGTTATACTACAAAAAGTACACACCTGTTACACCAAACTCTGGCATTAACATTAAGTGGGTAACAGTAAGTTCTGGTAACGCAACTACCACTGGCCACTTTGCGATAAGCGACAGTACAGGACCTTTACGCATTGGTCGAGGAAACCCAGACATCAAGTATAGAACTATTGGCAAGAATAGCTTGGTAAAAACCACTGGCGGCAAGTGGAGCCGTGTACTAGATGTATATCGCGAAGGTCTTGGCGTAAGCAACAATGATGGCAGCAACACTGGCCTACGTGCCAATGGACAAGGCGCTGTATTTTTAAATTCTATTTTAGGATCGACAAACGTTGAAGCTTGGTTCCCAGCATTGCGAACAATTTTTACTCCAACTGAGCAACGTGAGATTCTTGCGGAAATTCGTGCGGCACGTAGCTTTGGTTTAAAGTATGTAAACACATCAACACAACCAGATCGTTGGAAAATTATTCCAGTAGATGCAGTTGTAACAACAGGCGATCTTGTCCCGCCAACAGAACTAAATTCAAATTCAGGATCAAGCTGGCTAGTACGTTTAGATTATGATACAACTACTGGCGCCTGGACATTGTTTACACGCAACGATCAAACAGTGTTTGGCAGTGTTGATCAGTTGACATTCCATAACCAACGTTTTGGTCAATCAATTGACTCGTCGTCGAAGCGTGTGCTTAAAGATACTATCAAGTTCCTAACACAAAATGGATTAAGCTCGGAGCTATTACTTGACGTTAACGATTACTTTAAGTTAGATGATGGTCGTTTTGATTCAACTCGTGTAATGCTATTGCTACCTGGATTAAATGAAAACTTAGCGCCAAATGATCCAGAAGTAATTAGCAAACTTATCACTGGCAACGTTCGATTTGAACGTGTACCGTTTGTTGATACTAAAGGCCAATACACATTAAAACCAAGCGTGTCTGGTGGTGTGCTATTACCTGGCAGAAAAGATTTAAAAGTACAAAGTACTCACGTTCCGTTGCGTGATAACAGAGTTGATGCGTCAACTACAAACATTGTTGACATGTATGTACTAACATCAAACTATAATGATGCTTATCGTGCTTGGGTTAATGCTGGCGGATTCGAATCTACAAAGCCGCTGCCATTGACTTCATATGGTCTAGAAAAGTTAATGAGCTCTATCGTTCCTTATAAGAGTATTAGTGACAGTATCATCTTCCATCCTGTTAATTACAAAGTTATCTTTGGTAAAAACGCTGACATTAGAAATCAAGTCAAGATTCGTATTACCAAAAGCGATACTACACGAGTAAGCGATGCTGAAATTCGTAGTCGTGTTATTACAGCAATAAATCAATACTTTGCTGTTGATAATTGGGACTTTGGCGAAACGTTTTATTTTACTGACATGGCTGCTTGGATACATAAGTCGTTGGGCGGAATTATCAGTAGCATTGTGTTGGTCCCAAAGAGCAATCAGATTACAAGTAATGACTTGTTCCAAATTCCATGTGAAGATAATGAAATTTTTATCAGTAGCGCAACGGTAAATGACGTTGAAGTTGTTTCAAATTAATAAGGCAAAGTAATGGCAAAAGATCCAAAAAAGTTAAATCCTGAAAACCCATACAGCAAAACGTATCCGGGCCAAGATTTGAACACAGGCGTTTCACCTAAGACAACTGACTTACTACCTACGATTTTTAGAACTGAAACAAACAAGAAAGTTCTAAGTGCAGTAATGGAAGACTTGTTTCAACCAAGTTCCATTGAAACATTAAACTATGCTGTTGGCCGCAATCGTACAAAGTTCACCGGCTTAGATTATTTGCCACACCCTACTGCCCGCAGACAGCTAGAAACAGGTTTAGTGTTGTTTAAGGATACAGGCGCATCAGTATTAACAGCTGACGACATTGCAACAGCATGGGATCTAAATGATAGAACACGTGAAACAGCAGAGCCAATTAGTATTTTAGATTTGCCAATTGATCCAGACAAGTTTTTAAACTGGGCAAACTACTATTGGATCGAAGAACGTATGCCAGTGGTGTTTTTAACCAGCGGTAATACTGACTTAAATGTACAGTCTGACATTGTTGGTAAGAAATATTACACATCACCTGTACAGCCAAACGGTCGTAGTTTGGAATTTAAAAATGGCATGCGTGTGGTATTTCACCAACGCCCAGGTTTAACTGATATCAGTGGTAATTTGGACTTAGACTTAGTTACAGATGGAACTGATCAATTACACCTAGACTATGAATTTGTCAACTACAATCGAGGTTTAATTGGTGTTTCAGTTGACGGTGTTATATTAACACAAGGCGTTGACTATTATATCACTGGTAACCATATTGTATGGCTAACTGAAGTTCCTGCACTAAAAGCAGTACATGTCCACGCACCAAACTTTTACATCACACTCGATGAAGAACTTAGATTGCGTTCGTGGCTAGTAACAGGTGTTGGCACCGAAGAAGGTATTCAGCTACTAGGGCTATCATCGCAGTTTACAAACACAGTTTACAGTAAATTATCAAATGCCCTATGGGATCAATCGGCAGTGCCTTGGGATCGAGTTGAGTGGGATGGTTTCATTCCTGGTATTAACCCTAAGGAATACATCTTACAAGAACCCGGCGCAAAAAATAGAAATGCACACAGCCGAACAAACTGCTGGTTCCATAAGTCTACTATTCAAACAGCAGTTGACTTCTTAGGTATTGAATTCAGTGACATTGCAAAAAGCGATAGCCAGGCAATGCGTCCTATTGTTGAATTTGAAAACAGCCTTGAATTATATAATCACGGTACTCGCTATCGTGCATGGCCTACATTCTTGGTTAACGAATTAAACATTAGTGTTCCGGACTTTATTAATTTGCCTTTAGTAGATAAAAATACAACGGCACTAAACTCAAGATATATGGCATTGTTGGCTAAACTTGATAGACAAGTCGACATCATTGTACAAACACAAATTGGCGCTAACTTTAAATTGGCACTAAACGCATCTTCAATCCCACAAGACGAGCTTATTAAAATTTTAGCTAACCTTGATAGAGATAACGCTGCCAATAGAATTCCAAAGTACGCAGTTTACAAAATAACTGGGAATACTATTACTTGGATTAAGAATCCGCCTGCGGCTAACTGGACAATTACTTACAGAATTTCTGGCGTATTGCTATCTGCTTTACGTATGTTGTGGTTGACTAAAGATTCAAACGTTAACACAATTTTAAACATCAAGCACGATGGTGTAGTAACAACTGGAGTTTCAAAAGAAATGGCTAACGATGGTGATGCGGTTGTTATTAACGTAACTTCGCCTGCTGATCCGCATTACTTAAAAGAGTATCACTGGAAGAATGGTGTTGCTGTTCCAGCAACATTCCGCACTACTGCAATCCAACAACCAGTGTTTGAAATTTACAGTCGTGATGGTGTTAAGCTGAGTTCAAACACAAGAACAAAGCCATCAGTAGTTAACAGTACAATCGTTAAAATTAAATCTGGCTCCCATTATGACGCAGAGTCTGGCTACAGCCTCGACTTCTTGCCAACACAATTTACACAGCTAACTGATACTAACATTGCAGCCAACAGTATGTACAACATCTTGTTTGAGCACACTCTTCAGACAACAGCATTGTATATTGATGGCACCGGTACACAACAACCAGTTCTGGGCCCATACTCGTTCCGCAGATTTGCCAACGGCACAACAAACGACGAGTTAAGCAGTGGCTACCGCCGTGCTTGGTTTAGATTAAAAAGCTGGGCACTTCGCTCGCAAAGCATAAATGGTCCTACAACTATTCAGTTAGATAGTTCAATGTGGCCCGAATATAACTGGGCAGTTAAGATTGCTAATGGCGTTGGAACCGTATTACATACCGACAACTTCAAACCAGTTGTTGATGGAGTGGCAGTTGCCGCACGTGGCCGCACTGTCTCATTTAAAGTCTACCACAACGGATTGCAAACTGTAGCAACAGTACGCGGTCAAGGCTTTGAAGCATTTGATGTTCCGGTAGTTGACGGTACGGTTTCATTTGTTGTTCCAGCAACAGCAATTGATACGCTAACAGTTTCAGTTGGCTTTATTAGCTTTACTGCTCGACTAATCGAACTCAAAGATGATCCTCGCTTTGTAAAAATTAAATTAAATGGCTTACCAGTTGAATACACTATTGATTCAACGGCGTATACTATTTCATTGAATGGCACTGGCGTTGTTGAACTACAACACCAAGGTAACAACATCGTCGGAGATCATTTAACTGCTATTCCAGGTATAGATCACAATCCAGAACAATTTGAAACACTAGGTGAACTTAGCGTAGCACGAATTATCAAGGGCTTGTCAAAAAATATTGCAATAAACACAGCAGGCAAGCGCGAATGGATTGACAGTCCAAAGTTTAAAACACTTGACGGCATTTACATGGCTGACAATAGTGCTATGCGTTCTTCATGGGCAAACTTTGCTTTACAACCAGGACTACAAGATGTTGTAGTTGCACGTTCAATGAGCGCCTGGAGATGGTATCGCAAGTTTATTACCAAGCTAGAAGAAAGCAATATCACATTTGATATAAGCACGTATGGTGTTAGTAACGCTACTGACCGTATTTTAAGCGAAATGCTACTTGGTGTAAATTATAGCTCTGTGGATGCTATTTCAGGTATGGCATTTGTTCGAGATGGTATGCAATTGAATACAGTAACAGCCAATGGCGGTAATACTTTTGCTATCGGCTCTTCAACGTTGTTCAAACTGCCATACGCAGCCGACCATGTTTACGTTTATGTAAACGACAATTTACAATTACGTGGCGTTGACTATACAATTAGTGGCCAACAAGTCGTGTTTAACACAGTACCTGCTCTTGATAGCGTCATTGAGATTTACTTTGCTGAACAAACAGAAGTTTATTCTGGCATCCCGGCCAGCCCAGCAAAACTTGGCCTAGGTGGTTTGTATATTCCAGGCTTAGTATCTGAAACTTGGGGCAACAACAGCAAGACATTTATTCAACGCCACGATGGCTCACGTATTAGCGCATACATCAACCCAGAGTCTGGGGAAGTGTCGGCAGATGATCCTCTAAACACAATTATTTTAGAACTAGAAAAACGTATCTACAATGCTTGTATCAACACAGTTGGCGAAGCGAACAGACAGTACGCATTTAGAAATTATGACAACCAACAAATCACTGAGTCTCAAGCACGTTCTCAATTAGAATGGTACTCTATCAATGGCATTGATTATAGAAGTCGCAGTGACTTTGATGCTAACGATGCATGGACCTGGAACTATGGTGGCGCAAGTTGGAGAAAGTTATACTTAGATTTTTATGGAACATACCGCTTACATGATGCTCCGTGGGAAGCACTAGGATACAATATCAAGCCAAATTGGTGGGATACTCATTACTCGTGGACTGATGCAACAAAGCGAACAGCACTCGAGTTGGCCTTGTACTTTGGTATTTTAAATGAACCAGGTGCCGCGGCATACACTGATCCAAACTTTGCCCATCCACACGCAACTTACCCAGTTGATGCGTACGGCAATTTACTAAGCCCATTTGATGCTGGCATTGCTTCTCCTACAGTCGACGAAGCACAACAGCCTTGGGAAATTGGTTCTATGGGCCCAGCTGAAACAGCATGGCGACGAAGCATCACTGGTACTTGGTCTAATGTGCTTCATGCGATTGATCGCTATGATTTAGTAAACGAATTCTTTGACAGTTCGATTAATCCGTTTATACAAACAGTACATAACAACAGCACAGCACCTAAAGGAACAGGTAGTATTGCACCTGATCAGTTCTTATACACAAGACCTTTAATGGGTATCGGTGCAGTACTGTTCGAAGGCTACCGCGAGTTTAACTTACTAGGTGAGTCACCATTGGAAGACTTGTTAGCCATTAGCACCAAGTTAGAGTTCAGTGTTGGCGGCTTTACTGACGGCGTTATTACGCTAAAGATGCCTTACTCTAAGTTCCAAGACAATGAGTACGTGCCCGATAATGACTTTGGTTTGACATTAAGTCGTGGTGTTCCAAAAGAACAACTGCGCTATACTTCTGTCCGAGTTGAAAAGGATGATGTTGGATTCCGTGTGTATGGATTTGATCCAAAGCATAGATTCTTCAAAGTATTAACACCAACAGCCAATGCATTGTCAAACAGTTATCCAACAACTCGTCGACAGCTAGCAACCAACTATGGAATTTTTACTGAGTACCTAAGCTGGAATACAACACCAGTGATGGTTCCTTATGGTTCATATGTTGCTAACAAGCAAGATCTAATCACATTGTTAATGGGCCTTGGCGAGTATCAACAACAGCAAGGTTTAATTTTAGACAGCATCAATAGTCGCGGCACTATCACAGACTGGAAGCAAGTTGCCATTGATGCTATTGCCTGGAGCGAAGAACAATGGGGAGAAGAACACTTCTGCGTGGTTGGTGTTGCTACCAGCGACGGCTTAAAAATTCAACACTCAATGGGCGCACTAAGCAGACTAGATGCTGACTTGGGTCGCACTGGTAAAATATTATACGCCAATGGAAGTTCTGCTTCATCAGCTGAATTGCTGATTACTCGTGACTTTGAGCCTGGCATTGATAAAATTACTCCGCTAACTGAAAATCAAATTGTGTTTGTAAATTTTGAAACACAATTATACGATCACGTGTTCTTTATCAGCAACAAAACTAAGTTTGGTGACTTAATTGCTGATTTACAAACTGATAATAGATTACAGGACTTAACAATTTCTGGACGTAGAACTTATAACTGGACAGGTCGTCCTTCTGCTCACGGTATTTTACCACAGCAGTATAGTTCGTTACCTGGCTTTGACACCCTTGTAAATGATATCGTAGCAAGTCACATGCCTGAACGTGTGGCATTTGACACAATTAAAACTGACATTGCTCGCAGTAACGTAGTACCTTCTAAGAAAAGTGTTATTGCTGACGTAGTTCAAGACAGTTCAAGCGCATATCTATATCGTCAAGGCTTACAAAGTGCTGTTGGTACAAACTTGGCTATTAACGCCTTGTTTAGAAACAGAAATATTGATATCCCGGGCAACGAACAAGACGTTGGAGTCAATGAGCAGTGGATGTTTAGCACCGGCGAGTTTGGCAATTTGTCAAATAAAAAGATTTGGGAGATCGAACTTCGTAAAAAGGATTTAACAAGCAATCGACAGATTGTACGTTTCCGTGACGATGCGTTAGGCGTAAGCGATATTCGAAGCGACAACATCATCGACATTGTAGGCAAAGCAGATCCACGTTGGGTTTCTCGCCCAAGCGATTACTTGTTTAAAACAATCAACAGAGATGCTATCGACAAGAACTTTAGTAAGTCTCAAAACTGGTTGCCAAGTGCTGGTTTAGCTGATGTTGTTGAAACAGATATTGAAATAATGCGATTAAGTGATCTTACATTTGACAAATTGGTCAATGTTGAGCGTTCTGAGCTATTATTTAAAACACCATCATTTAGCCGATATGTTGATTACAACCCTGGCGACTATGTGTGGCACCAGGGCGAGTTATACAGCGCAGAATTCCGCATTGTTGGATCAGCAGTCAGCGCATTTAACGCAGACCATTGGAACAAGGTACCAGTAACTGGTACGATGCTGCCATCTATTTGGATCAGCGATTATATTTTCACAGCACCTCAGGGTTATGGCTGGAACGTTCTACAGGCATTTGCTCCTGCGTACATTGAAGAAATTTGTCCAAATGCCATCAACACAGGTTTGAACGAAAGTAAAGCGTCATTTGCTAGCCCTCATAGATTAACAAAAGGCGATTCATTTATTATTTCTGGAACTAACGATGGAAACTATGACGGCGTTCATCAAGTTAAAGAAGTAGTCGACGACTATAACGTATTGATTCAAGCACGTAGCACAAGCAATGAAGTTGTGTATAACGCAGTTGGATTCAAATTAAGTTCTGTTAAATTTACAACAGACGAGGAATTCTTGGCATCTACATTATCATTTAGTGCTGGCATGACAGCGTATGTTGATTACGGTGATATCGAAGGTAGCTACAAGATTTATACATTCACAGGAAACGGTCAAGCAAGCTCACAACAATACAATACTGAAAATTATAGCAACACTATGATTGACAGTGGATCAATTTATCAAGTACAGTTGTTTGACTATAATACTGAAAACTTAATACAAACACTTGAAGTATTTGATCCATACAAGGGCCTGACCATTGACGATGTTGCCCAATACATTGACTTCAAGCAGTTACCTGATCCAGCTAGCTATAATGTCAGCGAGCTAGGCGTAATAGACGGATACAATTCTTCACCTTGGGGTGCCGAACAAGTTGGCAAACTATGGTGGGATCTAGACAAAGTACGTTACATTGAATACGAACAGTCAGGTAATTTACAGTACCGTGCCAACCATTGGGGCGAACGCTTTGCTGACAGTGAAGTTGCTATCTATGAATGGGTAGCAAGTTATGAATTGCCAACACCTGATATCGCACCAAACGCATATCTTGACACCAGTGGCAACGCTGAAGGCCAAATCCGCTACAGCGAAGTTGTCACAACCGATCCAGAATCTGGCGCAGTTTTAACAACATACTACTACTGGATGCGAGCACCATTGGTAGTGCCTGCCGGTGGCAGCAGAACATACTCAGCGGCAGCAATTGAATCAGTACTAAACAACCCAGACGCAAATGGTGTTGCTTGGCTTGCTCCTATTGATACTAATGCTTTTATTATTTCTAACATTTCTGGACTATTCGGAAACAGAGATAAGATAGTTTTACGCATCGAGCAAAATTTAAACCCTGAACAAGTTCATAGCAACAGCGTGTTAGTAACAGAAAACGTAGATGTTATCGATGATTTCTTATATCAAAGATTGTCTTCAAGTATTGTAGGCCGTGACAACTACAGAGAAGCCTACAAGTTAAATGAATATACTGTTGGCACAAAGTACTTTAAGGGCGATTACCTATACATCAAGAATAATGGCGTTGATATTACTACCAGCACATATAGCGGTAGCGATTATCCTATCCTTCAGAATCTTGACGACACACGATATGATATTAACACAGTTCGACGTGCAACGTCAGCTGATCATAAAATTTATGTGGCTATCAATGACTTTGTTGCAAGCAGCCTAGCAAGAGATATTAAGAAACGTGTTATTATCAAGAGTGCCGCTGGCGCATTGATTAAAGATCCTTACGAAAATACAGAAGGATACTACGCAGTTGTTAATACTCGTCGTAAGGTACCTGACACTAGTCTGCACCCATTACGCCGATATGGCAATGCTTATGCGCCAAGACCACAGTCTTGGTTCAAAGATGTTATTGCGGCACGTAGAACTCTTATTACAGCGGCTAATGATTACTTGTTAAACATCGACACAGTAAGCAAACCAGACTGGGATCGATACTTGATAAAGTACCAACCTTTAAACGGTTCATACGAAAAGGATCTAACTCAATACTGGTACTACACTGATTACATTGTATCAGGTTATACTGTTGGCAACGAGCAAGTTCAAATTCGTTCCGAAAATATTGGCTCGCTTGACAGCACAGTAACAAACTTTGGTATTGTTGATGCTTATGGTAATATCATCGAAGCATATACAAAGTCTGGCAATAACTTAACGCTAATGTATCGTAAAAATGGTACGATCCAATTCTCAAATGCAATTTGGGACGGCAGCTTAAATGACGCCTGGGACAAGTTGCCTTGGGATAGAACATATTGGGACGAAGATATCAGCGAAGTAGTTGAAAGTATTCTTCGCGCCTTACGTAAGAATATCTTTGTAGGCGAGGACATCAACTACTTTAATAAGCTATTCTTTGCATTGGTCAAGGAAAGTTTGTCACAGATTTCAAACGCAGATTGGATAGTAAAAACAACATATCTTGATGTGTTCCAGACTAGCGAGCGTGAGTTGGAAAAGGTAGGTACATACTACAATAAGAAAGATAAGCTAATTATCAAGTATATTGATGAAGTTAAACCTTTCCACAGTAAAATTGTCGAAGCAAACAAGCTAAACAATGCCCAACAAGATATTGCAGTTTCAATTGGGGAGTCAATTACATTAACTTGGACTACGATATCTGCGCTAACCGACGAAGACGGTAACATAATTAAAACTGAAGACGGTCGAAATCTAGCACCGATTGCAGACGTAACTGTACAAGACTTGCAAGAGGAATAAAGTGGGTTATAAAATAACTAACTAAATATCATTATGAACATAACATCTTTACCAGTTAAAATTACAACTCACATTGTGATTACAGATGCTGATACCGGGGAAGTACTCCGTGAAGGCGAAAACGCCATTCACCAGGAAAATATGAGTCAAGTGTTGGCAACAGCACTTGCCCGCGGAACAAACAGCTTTATCAGTGAAATGCACTTTGGTAAAGGTGCTAGTGTAACTGCAATCGACGGTTCTATTTCATATAGAACTCCAAACGTTTTTGGATCAAATTCAGAACTATATAATCCAACGTATTTTACAGTAGTTGATGCACAGGATCTAAACAACCCAGACTCTGCTAATAACAACTTAGCAGTGACACATACTACAGGAACAACATACAGTAATACCGTAGTAACAGCAACATTGGATTATGATGATCCTATTGCAAGTGACAGCGTTTTTAACATTGTTAACAGCACAGAAGACAGCTTAAATGCAACCACAAGTGTAGATGGCGAAATGGTATTTGACGAAATTGCGTTAAAAACAAAAGGGACAGCAGGTCTAAATTCAGGTAATTTGCTAACGCATTTTATCTTTCACCCGGTTGAGAAGAGCCACAATCAGCGTATACAAATAGTATACACACTGAAAGTACAAGCGGGTTAAACTAAATATACAAAGGCATTAAGCCAAAAGGACATGAAGAAATGGCATACGAAGTAAACAAAGCAAACGGTGATGTGTTAGTTAACCTAATTGACGGGGAAATTGACAATACTTCTACCAGTTTAAATTTATTAGGCAAGAACTATCTTGGCTACGGCGAGTTGATTGCCGAAAACTTTGTTCACTTGCTAGAAAACTTTGCAAGTAGCATTGAACCAATTAGCCCAGTAACTGGTCAGACTTGGTTTGATACTGGCGAAAAAAGACTAAAGCTAAACGCAGATAATTCCAACTGGAAAACTATCGCATTTTTAGCCGCACAAAACTATGTACCAGCAGTTGGTACATCAATCCGCGGTGACTTTTGGTATGACACAGCAAACAATGCTATTAAGATTTACACAGCCGATCCAGCATTGCCAGGTACAAACGGTAACGGCTGGATGAACATTGGTGCGTTCCAAGGCAACCGCGAAACTGCAACAGGTATGGCTTTCTTAGATCTATTAGATACTAATAGCAACCTACACAAAGTCGTTGGATTATATGCAATGGGCGTATGTGTTATGATTATCAGTTCTGACGCAGACTTTACTATTGCTAACTCACATGCAGTACCAGGCTTTGACCTAATTGGCAAAGGTATTAACATGAATACCAGCGGTCGCGATACCACTGGCTTTGATACAAATGCGTTTAAGTTGCGCGGTATCTCTATGGAAGCTGAATTTGCTGACGTTGCTGAAATTTACACAGCAGATGCAAGTTACGAGCCAGGTACATTAGTTGCATTAGGCGGCGATGCTGAAGTAACACAAACAACAGGATCTGCTGATACAAACATTTTTGGTATTGTTTCGACTCGTCCAGCTTACTTAATGAACGCACGTCAAAAACGTGAAAAGAACGCATTACCAATCGCAGTTGCTGGCCGTATTCCAGTTAAAGTAACTGGGGTAGTCAAGCGTGGCGACCGTTTAGTATCAAGCGATATTCCTGGTGTTGCACGAGTTGCTACACAACAAGATCCAGCCTGGAGTATTATTGGTCGTAGCTTAGGACAGCACAGCGGAGAAGGCATCGGCAAAGTTGAAGCAACTGTTGGAGCTCGTTAATGTCAGGCATCAATCAGCCAGGCCTTTTAAACGGTCAAGTTTTATCAACAACATATAACATTCCACCAGGCAACGGCGCCGGGGTAAAAGTTGGCATCTTAATGCATAGTGGCGGATTTTTACAGTCTGACCTTAATAAGGCTATGGCTGATTTGGGACTAATAGCTCCAATAGTCAACTTTAAATCATTTAATGGTGCCCTTAATGATATAAACGCACCAGGTGCCAGTGAAACTGCACTAGATTTGATCTGTGTTGCTAGCATGGTTCCTGCGGCAACCATTAATCTGTACATGGGGTCAACCCCATTGGATGTAGCTGATTTATTAAACATGGCAGTTGATGATGGATGTGACGTTGTTTCTCTTAGTATGGGAAGCCCAGAATCATTATTTGTAGGCTCTCTTTTAAATAGTCTAGAAGCACAATTAGCAGATATTGTAGCAACTACAAATATTACAATATGTGTTGCATCTGGAGATTCTGGCTCGGCAACTACTGCCGGCTCACTTGGCGTAAATTATCCTGCGTCAAGTGCTAGTGTAATCGCTGTTGGCGGGACAGATTTAACGCTGAATTCTAACAATGTTAGATCATCCGAAATCGTCTTCAATAGACAAGGACAATCAGGTGGCGGCGGAATTAGTTCTCTACCTCTACCGTCATATCAATCAAATTTAACCTATAAAACATATCCAGACAATGTGGTACATCCGTTAACAACCCGCGGCGTACCAGATATATCATTGGCGTATGCTCCGTACGCATACTATGTTAACGGACAATTAACTACAACTGCTGCCGGAACGAGTGCTGGATGTCCAATATTTGCAGGAATGATTGCAAGATTCATTGGCATAAGCGGCCAGCGCCCGGTCAATTTACATCAAACAATTTATTCTAATCCTGGTGCATTCTATGATGTAACATTAGGTAATAATGCAAGTAATCTTCCCAACGGTTATTCTGCTACTGTTGGATGGGACACAACAACTGGCATGGGCGTACCCGACGGCCAAGCCCTATATAATGCAATATATCCGGCAGCGCCAGCAACATATACACTAACTGTAAACAAAGCCGGCAACGGCAATGGAATAGTAACAAGCTCACCAGCAGGTATCAATGGATCAGGTAGTGCAACATTTGCCGCAGGCACAGTTGTTACACTATCTTCAACAACAGCACCTAATAGTACATTTGCTGGCTGGTCTGGCGCCGCTTCTGGTACAGGCACAGTAACCGTTACAATGGACAGTGATAAAACAGTTACAGCAACTTTTAGTGCTGTGGTTGTTCCACCTACATATCCACCAGCAGGCCAGCTGTTAAGAACAGCTTGTATTGGATTTAACCAATGGGGATATTACACCGACGGTCGAGGTGGTGAGTACAATCAGCTATTAGAAGAAAACAGTGCTGCCTGTGGCTACACTCCACCAGAGCCAACTATTAGAACCACACAGCGTAAAAAAATTACCGCTGAAGACCTAAACAAGTTGGTATCAGACGTTAACGAATTGTTTGGGGATACACACGCAGGTGAAGGCCCATCTACAAACCCACAAACTCAAGACGACATTTGTTGGGGCTGGGGCGGAGAAAATGTTCAATACGTACAGCCAAAGCAAAAGCTAACAGCGGCTTTTACGAACGAGTTAGTTAATCGCATTAACCTAAGCACATATCGTACAAACAGTGACGATCAAATACTTGTTATTGTAGAACAAGGTGACAAAGTAACAGCGGACTTTTTTAATGCCGCGGCAACATTGCTTGAATCTGCACGTAATGCAAGAAATCAAGTTGATCCAGCATTAACATCATTGACAACAATTCGAACAGTTGTAAGCAATGGTGCAACTTGGAAACATCAGTTAGAAAACGTAGTTGAATTTGATTTTGAAGGGTACGAAAGTGCTCGTCACTTTTTCAATGCAGGTGGCGATATTCGTTTGGCATTTTCAATCGCTGAAGGTTATAATGCAGGCTACCACACTTGGCGTGGCATTTTTATGGATCAAGGTACATTAAGACTAAACGTTGAAACAATGTCTAGTTTGAATAACCGTGGTATCAGCCAAGATGTTGGATTCTCTGAATTGGTCCTTGGCGAGCAACTACTATACACTAGCCCATCTGGTGGCGGCGGCGAGTATGGAGGCTATGGTGGTTATGGTGGTTATGGTGGTTATGGTGGTTACGGCGGTTATGGTGGTTATGGTGGCTACGGTGGTTATGGTGGCTACGGTGGTTATGGAGGCTATGGTGGATATGGTGGCTACGGTGGATATGGCGGCTATGCCTCCAGTAGAGTAAAGATCTATGGCAACATTGAAAACAACCGTTTGCGCCTACGCACTTTACTCGACCACGCTGGTTTAGGTACCAAAGTAACAGGCACAATTACAATGGCCGTATCCGTTTCTCAACCATCAGCAGTAACAGAAAATGGGGTAACGTTGGACCTTCCAACTCCTACTATTTCAGTAGCCACACCTTGGCAAGAAATCTAATTGGTTAAACCAGGATTTGTACGTTGGTAAATAACAACGTACATAATAATTCTGGAACCAAATGGATACACGCCTAAATGATGCATTGGCCTTTGCCAATTATAGACTAACGCTACAAGTTCAGCGTCAAAACATCGAAGCACGAGTAAATGCGGCTTTGATTGTTTCCTATCAGAATGCAATTTTTACTTCAACCCAAACTCTTATTTCGTTTGTTGGATTAAGAGTTATGCGTTCCGATAAACTCCTGGTGGAAGATAATAGCGGAAACGTTATTCATATCGAAAACCCAAACGAGTTTTTAACAGCACTCTTAATAGCTTATGATTCAGCAATGGAACTAAAGCAACAAGAGTTGCAAAAATTAAAGTCAGCACGTAGTACTGCTAAAATCGTAGGGTTGTAATATGAGCACCCGCGGCTTTATGATGTTCGCTTACAACAACGAACAGTTGGACTATACTCAGCTGGCCCTGGTTGCGGCGTATGCATGTAAAAAGTACATGCCCGATATCCCAGTAGTGCTTGTTACAAATCAAGCAAGTTTAGAGCAATGTAAAAATACACATGGCCAAGCAATTATGAATGCCGCTTGGGATGACATTATCCTAACCAATCCCGAATACGAACGTAATATGCGTCTCCATCACGATGGCGCATACCACAGCTTCAACGCACAATTTACAAACACTAACAAGCATGACATTTACAATCTAAGTCCCTTTGACGAAACTATTCTAATTGACACCGACTATCTATGCGGCAACAACAATTTGGAAAAGTTATTTGGTAGCCAGTATGATGTAGCAATGTATCGTGACGCTCGTAACTTGCAAATGCAAGAACCATATACTACAGAACGCTGGTTGCACTATGCTGGTATTCGCATGTGGTGGAGTACTGTAGTATACTGGCGCAAAAGCGAAGAAGCAGAACACTTCTTTAATGTATGGACCGCAGTTAAAAAGAACTGGGAGTACTATCGCTTCTTGTACAAGTTTCCTGGCACATTATATCGTACTGACTACTCGGCCAGTATTGCCGCACACATGTGCAACGGCTGGCAAGATGGCGGCTTCATTGGAGAGATTCCAAATTATATGCGCTACCAAGATCAGCGTGATGACATTGTAGAAGTTAAGGGTCCTAACCATTGGGTAATGTTAAGCAACTTGCCCGAAGAGTGGAAAAACATTGTAGTGGAAGTTCGCGGCGAAGACGTTCATATGATGAACAAGAAAAGCATACTTCGTAACTACGAAAAGATCATGGAAGAACTAGCATGACCCTACACATTATTACGCCACCAGATTACGATGACCATGCTAAAATTACATCAATGGATGCAAAGTTTGTCAACGCTTCTGTTGAAATTAACGTAGTCAATGTTGAAAAAGATCCATATAGTCAGATTAAGAAACTTGCTACTCTTGACTTAAAAGCTGGTGACATTATTTGTTTGGCTGGTACGTGTACACGACAGACAACAACGTCAATTGCCGAAACAGCAGCCGCGTTAAAAATAAATCTCATGCCCGGAACAGGAGTAGATCATCGTGGAGTGCCTATTGAGCCGCATAAGATAAATGCTCGTGCCGCCATCGAGAAAAACGATATCACAGCATGGCCCTATTTAATGATCATTGGCAATCCAGAATTGGCTAAAAAGAGTTTTGAGATCTTACCAGATTTAGATAGAACACTATACTGGCCAAACTATGTGCCGGAACCTGATCAGGTACGCATTGAGCATTTGCTAGCCGTAGTAGCCGCAACAGGATTATGGGAAACTCCTGCTTGGTTTGAAATTGTCGATTTAAGTGTGAGAGACTTAGAGCTTGCTCCAGTTATGTACGCAAGTCACATGTGGCATGATTGGATTGCCTTTTATCCTGCCAATGGAAATTTTAAACTAGAAAACCACGCACAGCTACGTCCGGTTTGGTTAGCAGGCAGTACCAAGCCATTGGAATATTGGTAAATGTCAGAGTTAAAGTTTGAAGTACGTCGTCGAGAAAAGAAGCGAGCTGAATTTTGGCAAGTTTCCTATGACGAACATTCAGGCAAAATAAAGTCCATTGAACCCGGCGATAAGCAATTAGCTGGACTACTTGTAGTTAACTACGCTCGTGTTAAGAAGATTCTAGCTGGCGAAAGTAATCAGAACGATTACAGAGTATCTCTTAACGAAAACTTAGGTGTACTCGACCTAGTAGACATTAGGCGTCCTACAGAATACAAGAAGCGACAGGTCTATCGAGGATGGCTATCTTCTGCTGAAACAGATACTTACGAACCAGCACCATTACGTGCTACATTATTTGTAGATACAGGTCACATTAGATTTGAAGCCAACCGCACTTGGACTACGCGAGTAAAGCATGGACTTGATAGAAACACAATAGCTGACAGTATTCCATTCTTTATAAGCGATGCTCAAGACCCGCATAACTTATTTGGGCACGATTCTATTAACTTGGCTGAAGTAATTGAACGAGGATTTTGGGAAAAACGTCTATGGGCGTTTATGGACCATGACATCATACAAAAAATATTATACCATGGTCAAGAAGTACGCATTAACATGCAACCGGTTGCTGATGGACTTAACTTTGTAAGAACGCAACAACATTCGCAATTCTCAGAAATCATTGATGAACAAACAGTTCTTAGCAGAACAGGTCCTGGAAAGCATCTTAGCGTGTATTCAAAGGATGGCTCATTGTGGGTGCAAAGCCATTACACAAAAGGCTGTGCAATTGATCAGGTAACTGGTAATTTGTCAGTTGCTGTATTATCTCAACCCGACCCTGACTTTTTTGTATCATGGGCTGAATTACCAGCACTGATGCTAAGACAAGAACATCCTTTTGAATTGATTTCAAATTGGCCAGACCATGTGGTCCCAAGTTTGTTATATAAAGCAAACAACTTAGATATAGGAGTGCTCCAGTGAAAACCCCAATTACAGAATTTGATGTAGTGTTTATCAGCTACGATGAACCAAATGCAGATGAGAATTATGCAGACTTGCTAGAAAAATGCCCCTGGGCCAAACGTAGTCATGGCGTGTATGGTAGCGATGCTTGCCATAAAGCGGCTGCAAAACTTGCCGAAACAGAACGATTTATTACAATTGACGCTGATAACAAAGTCCGCCCAGACTTCTTTGAAATGGAACTTGATCTAACTAAGTTTGATCGCAGTGACGTACTAAGCTGGTCGGGTAAGAACATTATCAATGGACTCGTGTATGGCAATGGTGGTGTTAAACTTTGGCCCAAAAAAGTTGTAGAGCAAATGCGAACACACGAAGCAGTAGATGGTGGCGCTGGCGCAGTAGACTTCTGTTGGGATATTCATTACCATCAGTTAAACAACATCTATTCTGATGTGTACAACAATGCCACTCCTTACCAAGCATATCGTGCTGGCTTTCGTGAAGGTGTTAAGTTGGCACTACATGATGGTCGTCCAATGGACTGGCGCCAGATTGCCTCCCGCAATAACTTTAAGAATCATCGCAGACTGTTAGTTTGGATGAGTGCTGGCCAAGACGTTCAAAATGGTCTGTGGGCCATGTACGGTGCTCGACTAGGTTGCTACTTGACTAACCTACGCAAAGACTGGGACTACAAATTGGTAGCAGACTTTGAATGGCACAATCAGTACTGGAGCGAAACAGTAATGCCAATGTTTGCTGGTAACGAAGAAACATGTCCAGTGTCAAAGTACTCGTGGAGTAAAACAGCACTTATGGCCGAAACTGTAAAGTTAGGCAAACTATTGCGTCAAGACCTAAAATTAGATATTGCTGAACTCGACGAAGCTGGTAGCAGATTCTTTAAGGCAAGTTTCTTTAACCCACATCGTCTGGCACCGCACATCAAAGAAAGCGATGTTGAACAGTTTATTGCTGAGTAATGCTAGATATCTTTTTCATCTCAATGGGCGAAGAAGGCAGCGAGGCCAATTGGCAACGCCTGCTTCAACTTGCGCCTACAGCAAAGCGTGTTGATAACGTAAAAGGCATTTACGAAGTACATCGTGCGTGTGCCCAGTTAAGCACAACAAAAAACTTTTATGTAGTTGATGCTGATGCGTGGGTACTTAATGGATTTAAATTCCATTGGGAACCAGATGCCAAAACATTACACTGGGGAGTTCCCGAAACAGAATGTGTTTTGGTTTGGCCTAGCCGCAATCCAGTTAATGGGCTAGAGTATGGATATGGTGGCATTAAAATGTTTCCTCAGGCTCCTTTTTTAAAAGATCACAAATGGGACATTGACCTCTCGACAACCATCGGCCGATCAACAGTATCAATGGAGCAAGTAAGTTGCGAAACACGATTTAATGCTACTCCCGAATCGGCTTGGATTGGTGCGTTTAGAGAATGTGCTAAACTTGCATCTTTGTCTACTATTAAAAGTAAAGTTCGCAGAGCAAAGCGTAATGCTGAGTACGAGCAAGAGCACTTATTAGCATACAACAAAGAAAACAGCGATTGGGGCACAGAGAAAATGTCAGTCGCTCACAGAGTGCAATCTGTTTTAATTGACGATAGATATAAAGATGAATCTAGCATTTACAGATATTGGGACGAAATTGAGCAGTGTAGCCAACGCCGCATTGCATGGTGCACCATTGGGATGTCTGAACTTAACGGTAAGTACGCTATTGCTGGCGCTCGTGCAGGCACTAAATTTGGTCTAAGATATTCTGATAACTTAGATCAATTAAATTTGATTAATAACTGGCAATGGCTAAGTGAGGAGTTTAAAAATGTCAATGTTCAATAAAGTTAAAAAAGTTAATAGCTTTAACACAGCATCAACCTATACATCAGTATCTGAAGGATTCGCACCACCGAGAGCAACATCTATTAAAGATATTCCTGTTGTATTTTTAAGTTTTGATGAGCCTAATGCAGATGACCATTGGGAAAAATTAAAAGCAGTTGTTCCACATAAACGTATTGCCCGAGTACATGGGGTAGTTGGGTTTGACGCTTGCCATAAAGCCGCATCAAGCGAATTCCCGTCAAGTGATTATGTTATTACAGTAGATGCTGATAACCAAGTTAATCCAAACTTTTTTAACCAAAAACTTCCACCTAACATGGACGGCAGAGTTAGCTTTACCTGGGGCGGCCGCCAAGTCACAAACGGTCTTATGTATGGCAACGGCGGGTTGAAAATGTGGAGTACCGAACACTTGTCAAACATGAAAAGCCACGAACTTGCCGACGAAGAACGTGACGCTGTAGACTTTTGCTGGGACTTCAATCGTTATAAAGAGCTACCAGGATGCTGGAGCAACGTACATACAAACGGTAGCCCTTATCAAGCATTTCGTGTAGGATTCCGCGAAGGCGTAAAACTTTCAATGGAACAAGGTCGCTTGTTAGCGTTTGACGAGTGGCCAAGTAAAATGCATGCCGCAAACTATCAACGATTGCTTACCTGGATGACTATAGGTAAAGATATCGAGCACGGTATTTGGAGTGTGTACGGTGCCCGCTTGGCTGTCAAACTATTACAGTATGACAACTTTGACTTTGTAAACATTCGCGATTACAATTGGTTTAAAAAATTCTTTAACGAACATAAAGATGCAGATCCGATTAAAGCTAGTAAGAGTTTAGGCAAACAACTTAGCGATGGATTAGGCTGGATACTGCCAGACTTTGACGCAGAGCAAAGTGCATTTATTAAGCAAACACAATTGCACCCCGACAAGCCTTTAACATATGAAGATGTTGAATGGCGCACAAATTTAAGTTTATACGGATGGTTCAATGAACGGTAATATTAGAAATTCTATCATAATATTCTTAGATGAAGCGGTAGGATTTAGAAAAAGCATACACCATTTACATCGTTGGTTTGAAACTGGCAGTGATAATGAACTTGAACAACTGGCAGTTGAAATATCACGCGAAAATTTCTTAGACATTTGGCCTATTCTCAACTTTATTAAAGATGGATCACATGAAGAAGCGGTAAAAGAAATATTGCTCACGGCTGTGACACAAGGGATTCATATGCCGCGTGATTGGGCAGCTGATCCAGATAAAGTAAATGTGGTTCCAAGTTTACCTAAATTATCAATGCTGTCAAATTACAATGTGTCAGAAACTGCTGGCCTAATTTGGGCAATACGCGATTGGGTAGATTATGGCTATGAACAATTAGGGATGAATCCTTTAAGCTGTTTTGGTATGATGTATCAATATGTTGTTGATGCAAGAAACGACTTTAAGTCAATTTTCAAGTTGCTTGAAATGCTGTTTGGATACGAAACACTTGCATCGTGTGTGCATAATGGATCTAATCAGTTGTTCGCTGAAGTAATAGGCAAACACTACTACCCAGATTATCGCAACCATATCAAATATCTAGTTGTTGCAATGGAAGCTAGTCCAGAATTGAACTGGGTCGATGCATTGAGCCGTAACCAGGTAAAAAGTAAATTATGGCTTCTTAATAAAATTAAGGACTTTCCAGAATACAAAAAGAAAGTCGCCCTAGGCGAACAAGGGGTAACAACAGTAATTGTTGGCGGCTGGGTAGGCTTACTGCCTTTCTTATCTAACATGATAGGTCTGAATCTTGGAAACGTTATTAACGTAGATATTGATACAAGCGTACACGGTGCAGCCATCACATTGAATAAAGGGTTATATTCAAACTACACTAATTCAGCACAAGACATTAGAACGTTTAACTTTAAAAAGTACACTAAATTAGTAATCATTGATACTATTGTTGAACATTTTGAGAATCACGGTGAATGGGTCAAAACACTTCCACCAAATGCAAAAATTGTATTACAAGGGAACGATATGTTTCATGTACCTGATCATGTCAATTGCCACAAGTATATTTCGGACTTTGAAACTGGTTGCGGATTAAATAGTGTACACTGGTTAGGAGATTTAAATCTCCATAAGTGTACAAGATTTATGGCAATTGGGACCACATGACATACACACTCAAAGTCGACGAAAGATTTAAACGTTACGAAAACATTGTAGTAGATATAGAGCGCCTTAGAAAAGAGTCGCATCTATTATTATGGCAAGAAGATTATAATCGATACACAGATCAGCTATCATTGCAAACAGATGGTTCTGCAGATTGGTCAATTGGGATTGGATCAAAGCCGGAAGTCGAAGAATCAATCTGGGACAAACTACATCCAGACCTAGTAGGCACATGGTGGGAAGAGTTTTTTGCCTCTTTACCCTTTAAATTATATAGAGCTCGTTTACTAACTTTACAGCCAAGGACTTGCTATAGTATTCACACTGATCGAACACCTAGAATACATATTGCAATTGACACGACTCCGCAAGCAAGATTTCTTTTCACTAAGCCGTCCGCAGTTCGTTTTATACCAGCAGACGGGCACGTATGGTGGATTGATACAACACACGAACATTCAGCAATGAATGGGAGTCTAAAACCACGTATCCATTTTGTTGCTTGCCTGGATAACACCGACCCTTATTAAGTCATACATACAGGTATGACATTAGAAGTTATTCATACCTGCGCCGAACACTTTAGTAGTATAGAGTCACTATACAAAGACTTCCTGGCAGAGATTGCAAATGATCCATTACCAGCAATGGTTAATATGGGGTATGATCTTCCTGCAGGTCTTGGGTACATTGTTAATAATAAATCACGCTGGACAGAAAAAACTGGTCAAATTGACCTGTTACTAGACGATGGTAAAATTGTAGGCATTAGTGCAGTTGAAACAAGCTCACTTTCGGGAGCATTTGGCAGTGGCGGCAATCGTTGCTGGTTATTACCAAAGTATCGTGTACGCAACGAAATTACAAAGTACCTGTTAGCATCAAATTTGCAGTGGTGCAAAGACCGTGGCTATGCGGGTATGATTTTAACATTCAATGATTACAACAAGTGGATCTATACTACAATCAAACGTCGAGTACGCGGCCAAGCTGGAGCATTGGGCCCAGTCTGGAGTGCCTGGTGGAATGATTGTGTTCCTTTTGAACGCCAGTTAAATGTTTTTAACACACCTCAATGGGCAGTAGTAAAACCAATTGCTAGCATTGAAGCAGTACTTGATGGCATGAATAACATTGATCGAGAATTTGGGATAGCATGATTATAAACACAGAACGTTCGCATTTAAAATATTGGTACGGCAATGACCGTAACCAAATCTGGCGCAAGGATAATTTAGAAACAACATCAATGAGCGTAGGTGGTTGTGTTCGTAAGCCAATGAGCTTTAAAGCAGAGCTGATTAGAACTGCTCGCATATTAAACAAAACTTATCCAGACCTGACAATTTTTCTAAGTGGTGGACTAGACAGCGAAATGGCACTGCAAAGCTTCTTATCAGCTGGCATTACTCCGCGTATTGTTACCATAAGATTTCCCGACGATAAGAATATACACGACATTGGTCCTGCAATGCGAATGTTAGATCATATGGGATTGAAGTATAGCGTCATTGATGTAGACCCGGAAGAGTTTGTAATGAGCGGAGAAGCATTTGAAATTGGTGCCCGTTATCAAGGATACAGTTTTTATCAACAACTTCTTATGAAAATAGCACTAGACTATAGTGCTCCAATGATTACTGTTGATGAAATTGAATTAGAAAAGCTGCCTAGCATTAACTGGGAAACTGGCAAACATTATGATCAATGGGCATTCTTAAAGAAAGAGGATCAAGACGGAGTCTGGCGTAGATTTGCTGATGCAACAGGTATTCCGGCACTTAACAACTTTTACAGCTATAGCCCAGAATCTATTTTATCTTTTTTACAACTACCAACAGTTGATGATTTAGTAAATGACCGGATTCCGGGGAAGTTAAGTTGGACCAGTTCTAAAATGAAAATTTATTCACATCTTGGATACAACTTTAGAAAACGTCCAAAATGGCACGGCGTAGAAAATTACATGCACTTGTGGGACTATGTTAGATACAATGTCTATACCAAGTCAAATTTAAATTTCAGCGAGCGTAATTACATTATGCCAGTTGGTGAACTAAGACAAAATTTAATTAACGGAGTAGAGACAGTATGCAATATAGCTTAATGCCAATGACATTTGATCATTTGCCGGGACTTGTGGAGTTTGCAGAGCATATCTATGCAAATACAGATCCTGACAAGTATCCAGATTTTAAAATATCAAACGATATCGACGATGCTGAAAAACGTAGAAAGTTCTTTTCAGCGTTTATGTTACCAAGCACGTTTAATAACTACAACATTAGACAGTGTTATGCACTAGTTGATGAAAATGGCGTATATCAAGCCGCAGTTGGTGTCAGAAGATGGGATCACATGCCAACTTGGAGTCTAAGTTGGTTGCTAAGTCCTAGTATGGGCGTAAAGTTTATCCCAGTATTTAGAACGATTATTGCAGAGCTTTGCAAGGTACACGAAGCCGCAGGAATGAACGAGTTTTATGTAAGCTATCCCGCTCATCGAGAAGCCGCGTATAGCAAGATTATGCTACCTGTGCGTGAAAACTACTACAGTTTTGTTGAATGTACAATTGAAGCAAACACGCGAAGTCATTATGGATTTATCCATGAGCTAATGGGGCGTTCGCTACATCCGCACGATATGAACCTGCGAAGATATATACTACGCAGAGAAAACACATTACCGCCAAGCCAGGGAGGCACGGCAATCCCTTTAAGTAAAGCTACTTCATGAAAAATTGGTTAAACAAACAAGCTGAGTTGTATCGCAAGACACACCAGATCCCTTACATTCTTGCAATATGGTTGCCATACCATATTGCCGCAATCGCTACGATTGCATATACTGTTGCAACAGGTTGGTCGTGGCATTACTTGCTACTTGCTGTGCTTGGTTGGGTATTACTTGACGGTATTGGCAACAACTTGACACTACATCGTTGGTTAAGTCATAAGTCATGGACACCACACAAATGGGCCGAACCTTTCTTATTATGGGCCGCAACATTAGTAGGTGAAGGTAGTCCATTATGGTGGGCGGCGTTACATCGCGGACACCATCATCGAGTAAGTGATCAGCCTGGCAAGGACATTCATACTCCAGTTGGCAACGGTTGGTGGTTTAGTTATATGGGATGGCAGTTTGGCATTGAACAAGACTCTGTTAGCTTCCGCTATGCAGTTGATTTGCTTCGCGATCGCCGTGTTACTTTTGTGCATGAAAACTATAACAAGATCATTTACGGTACACTATTACTAAGTTTCTTACTATTTGGCTGGCAAGCTACTGTTTGGTTCTTTGTTGTTGGCGCACTTATGAGCTTGCATGCCGACGGCCTTGTTAATACATTTGGACACGTACCAGCGGCGGGCTATCAAAACTTTGAAAACAAAGATTGTAGCACTAACGTATGGGCCATTGGTTACTTTCACTGGGGTTCAGGTTGGCACAACAATCACCACAAGCAAGCAAGCTCGTTTGACTTTGGTACATCAGTAAGCGGACGCTGGCACGAATTTGATCCATGCTTGCTTCTTGTAATTCCGTTCGCTCCGCTTTCGGAGACTAAACGCTTGTGGAAACTTAGGGAAGATGCTATACTTGCTTATAAACTTTAAGGATTATAATGACAGTTCGCCTCGTATCATATTCTCAGCCAACTGAGGAATTTAGAAATGAAGGTATTGCGGATGCACAAGAGCTTATTGCTTTCTGTGCCCGCGTATCAAACCCCACTAACCAGTACAACACTGAAACTAGTGAAAAACTAATCAAGTATCTTGTTAAACATGCACACTGGAGCCCACTTGAAATGGCAAGTGCATGTGTAGAGATTACTACTACACGTGATATTGCACGACAAATTCTGCGTCATCGTAGTTTTGCTTTCCAAGAGTTCTCTCAGCGTTATGCAAACCCAACAGAAGATCTAGGCTTTGTTATTCGTGAAGCACGTTTTCAAGATACAAAGAATCGCCAGAACTCGGTCGAGTTAGACTTAACAGATCCTGCTCAACGTGAGCTAAACGACATTTGGATTGAAAAGCAACAAGACATTATTCGTCTTGTTAAAGAAACATACGGCTGGGCAATTAGCAATGGCATTGCCAAAGAACAAGCACGTTCAGTATTGCCAGAAGGTAACACAGTTAGCCGCTTGTACATGAATGGTACATTGCGTAGCTGGGTACACTTTATTGAATTGCGTAAAGAAAATGGCACACAAAAAGAGCATCAACTTGTTGCCCTTGCGTGTGCCAAAGCTATTTCAGCTATCTATCCAATGTTAAGCGTCTAACTCTTTTGTGGCAGTTAACGAACCATCTTCGTTCTGCCACAAAAATCCCCAAGCGTTATTGTAACGTGTAATGGTCGGCAAGCTCGGCCATTTTGTTTTGTACTTTAAGTATTTCTCGTTAGGCCAAATATCATTGATCAGTTGCTTTGCTGGCAACTTGTATGTGTTCCATTTGCCGCCTACTTTAGCTTCGCTTGTGTACAATGCCCACTGTTGGTATTGCTCGCTGTCAAAGAAGTTGACAACATTCCCAGCCATGTATTCAGCTTGTTTAGCAGTAGGTGCATGCATTGCCATGCGGTACTTGACAGCTTGCCACTTCATAGCATAATTCAACCACCATAAGAAATCGTGATTAGAGTTAATTGGCACAGGGCTTGCACCTACTAAGTCTCGTAGCATTTGTTCGCGTTCTTCTCTGTATGGTTCTTTCTTGTCTAGCAACCAAGGAAGTGTTTCAGTTTCCCAATCACCATGAATAGCATCAAAGTTGTTGGTGTTATCCATGTAGCTTTTAAGTGTTAGACTACCAAACAAGTTATCAGCGCATTCACCAGTAACACATACATTGCGTGGGTCGCTAACAATATCATAAAACTGATTGCTTGCCAACAACTTTGTACCAAAGTAAGGAAGCACTACTTCATTGAAGAACTCGGGATTCTCCATCTGACTGTCTTCGTTAATAGCAAGCCACGTTACCTTTTGTAGTTCTGCCCAGTCTGGGTGACTAATAAGCAATGATACAATCAGCGTTGAGTCAATGCCTCCACTTTGGAAAATAACAAGTCGTTCCTTACCTGGTTCTTTTAACTTGGCAATACAGTCATCGATTCTGTTGTAGCTTACACCACTAAAAGAAGGGACAACAGCAGGGCGTTCAGGGATCGGACTATTGTTGTATATCTCAACTCCTGGAACATCAATGGTACCTGTACGATCACTTAAACTGATCCAGGGGTTAAACATTTCAATAAATGTTTTTGTTACAGGATCAATATCTTTTGCTAACGGACTGCGATAAAGTCTGTGGGGGATATAGTATAATAGTTTTTTCATGTTACATCATCATTGATAAAAACGAATCTTCGTCCATTCGCGCACGTACAACAGCAAATTCTTCTTTGTTCTTTGCGGCACGTATCATGTTTTGAAATCTAATACGCAGGCGTTCTAGTTTACGAATCAAAAACTTTCTATTGTGATACTTGTTGATAATAAGCCCAGCCGCTACGTTTATAGTTAAACCAGCTTCTTCGGCATAGTCTTCTACCATACCAACATCATCTGTTAAGCCTTTAAATACATCATTGGCCTGACGATACTTTTCTTCGTATGCCTCATGTTGCCATTCAAACCGTTGTTCAAATCGCTTAAAGCCATGTGCCAATCGTTGCTGTAGTTCGTTCATTAGATTAACGCGAGCCTGCAATTGGTGGGTAAGAATATTAACTTCCATGCTTTTGCGATGTGCTACAAATTCAGTATTACGAGGACCATCAAATTTCAATTTGAAATCCAGGTTGCCTTGACGTAACTGACTTGCATGTAAATCGCTTACACCATATACTCTACAAATTGCTTGAAACTCGCCGAGCGCGGCGGCCTCTAGGACAGACAAGTCAGTTGACCACGCCAATACTTCATTTTCTGCTGTGCAAGCTAATGCTAACCAATGCATATCAATAACTCCTATCGTTACTGTATGTAGTTAGGAAATCGACGGGATGTTCTCCAATAGTACATCTTTAGTAAAGCGAATACTCAACATTAGCCTAGGGTCAGAACTTTGATTTTCGATATAGTGAGGAATGTTAATTCTGACAAACGTTGGCTTGTTAATAATTTTAGTAGCCGCTAGCCTTGGCTCATCTTTCCAGTTAATTTCAAGATACTTAATAGTCTTAACTGGACTTTTTGTTAAAAAGAAATCGCCTTCGTACCAATACATTGGACCGTGTTCGCAGTTTAATATAGGAAGATTAAGAGCAGTATTTGATGTGTTAACTCTATTAAGATCAAATCCATCGATATGCATTGCCTGTACAAAGTTAGCGTCATTGATAAACATAATTGCTGTCTTAATCTTAACATTAAAGCCAAATTGGGATTGAATATCCTTTTCGACTAGCTTTCCAATGTATGCTAAATCTTTTCCGGTAAAGACAGTAGCTGTTGTAAATTTTCCGTCCCACTTGCTACGGCAAAATTTTTGTATAAACGGCCATGACGGTAAGTTAACTTCTTTGAAATATTCCATACTAATATTTATTGGAAACTGCCTATAGTATAAATTCATAAGTAGTATTATGGAACACATACTTGTATTTTTAAGCTGGACTCTATATCTTTACGTTATACACCGCATTATTCACGGCGTTGGCTTAAAGTTCTTTCCAGTTGCGTTCAAAGCACATGCAGACCATCACAAGTATATCAATACACACGAACAAACCAAGTGGCATTGGAATAACTTGTTTTTGTTCAATGACACCTGGACCAGCACATTAGATTTATGGATTACAGAAGTTGTACCTACATTGATCTTTAGTTGGATTACAGGTCATTGGTGGGTTAGCGTATTTTACTATCTATGGGCCGCACTAGTCCAGGAAACGATTGAGCACAATCCAAAATTTAACTTGTACCCGTTCCTTACAAGTGGAAAGTGGCACTTGATACATCATCGTGCCACTAACTTTAACTACGGATTGTTTTTCCCAATTTGGGATATTTTATTTAAAACTCACAGGCCAGTTTCGAGCTGAAAACGTTTAGCTGATCCAGTATGATTAATCCATCCATAAAATGTTAAGATAGCTTTTTTTGGTTGGTCAATCTCTAGTAGAATTATTTTTGACCAGATATGCCAAAACTTTCTATTTGTTTGTGCTGTTGGACTACTAGGAGCAAGTCTAACTAACATTGTACTGTCGGGTTTAATAAACACTTGGCAAGGTCCATTTAAAACACCAATGTCGTCAAGAAATGCAAACACATTCTCAACTTCGTTTTCAAAGGCAGGTTCCAATTGATCTTGAATTAAGTTAAATTTTGAATCTATACAAACACTAGCGTCAACTAATACATGTCTGCCTTTATATGATATCAGGTTGAACATCTTAACATGGTCGGCTTTGATTGCATTAATATCATTGATATAATATTGTGTGCGATCTTTAATTGGCCGATTGTGTAGTGTTATTTGATCACTAATGTTATCAAGCCAGTGTTGACCTACTTTGTTATATGCAACCGCAGATTTATACTTTTTTGTACTATCCCATTGATCAATGTTTAAATCAATTACTGGTAGCTCTGTTGCATAGACAAATGTTTCCCCCGGAGTCGCAACTATTTGGTAACTGATATTATTAGTAGCCAATGCACGTACAAGTGCTGTTGCAGACTCTTTGGGATTTATTAATAGTAGATCAATCATTGGTTAAAGTGTGTTGCTAACAATGCACCTACTACTCGCGTTACACGAGTCTTAATAAGGTCGCTATCCATCATAACTTCAAAATCTACGATCCTGTCTAGATATTGTTCTAGTTGCTTACTTGCTAAAAGCTCGTTGCTACTTTTAATATCAGACAGGTCTTCCTTTTTAAAGACTAATTCACTGCCATCGTTAAGATACACTTTTATCCAGTCAATGTATTCGACTGGAACTTCTTCTACATGTATCTCACGTAGCATTTCTTCAAAACTACGATCCTTTTTGCGGATGCTCATTAACTACTCCAAAATGATTTAATACGGTCAAACAATTTTGGTTTTAAACTGCTTGT